CCTGATAATGTAATAGTAGCGAATTTATTTGATTTTGATTCTAATTCACTAAATTCAGTAGCATATGTTACTTCTACATCGTCGTCTGATGTATCTACTTTAGGTATAATTAAATTACCTTTTTCATAATATTTTGTTGCTCTTGCAAATAATGGTGATATTTCTGATACTTTATCCATAATTTTCTTAACAATTGTTGATGGAATAACTGCTCCGTTATCACCTTTTGTCATTTTAGTTTCAGTATTTGTAATACCATTTCTAAGTATATTAGCAAAATCTTTGATATCCTTATCTTCTTGAGACATAACTACTTTGTCTTCTACTTTTACTTCTTTAACTTCCATTTTGTTCACCTTTTCCTCCATTTCAATTGTGTTTTCAATATCTTGAATTTCGTTCATGATATTGTCGAAGTTTTCTTTTTCTTCTTTTGTTACTGCTCTATTTTCAGCCTTAGCAGTAGCAACTATCTTTTCGGCTTGTTCTTTTAAGTCATTAGACTTTTCAATTAATTCTTTCATCTACTTTTCCTCCTTTAAAGAATTTAATTTATTGTCAAAATATGAGTAATCAATATTTTGAACTACCTCAACATTTTCTTGTTGTTTAGGCTCTTCCTTTTTGTTTTTAAACATATCAGGTACATTCTTGTAGCACTTAAACAAATTCTTATCTAAACATGCTGTACCTTCCTTTGTTTCGTTTAATAAATTGACATTAAAAAGGTCATCTACTTCTTTAGCAGATAACCAACTTTCAACTTCAATTAAATTTTTTATTGTTTCTGTATCACATTTTGCTTTTTTTTCATACAAAGGAATCATTACATTGTCTTCAATTGAATTTAATGTATCAATTTCTTTCTGCATATCATTAGCATTTCCCCATGCAATACTCATTGGCTTATGGACCATTAACATTGAATTTGTATACATGTTAATAACATCTGCCACCATAATTAAAAATGAAGCAGCACTTGCAGCTAATCCATCAACATAAGCATTAATTGTTATATGTTTTGTTTCTTTTGATCTTTGAAGCATAGATGCCATTGTAGATGCAGCGAAAACTGAACCACCTGGAGAATTAACATACATATTTAATGTTGAATAATCATTAATATTGTCTAATGTAGCCTTAAAATCATTTAAATCTACATCTGATTCACTAGGCCACCAATCATCGTCTTTATTATCTGTAATAGCACCATAAATGTATAGATCACTACTTTTTTCTGTTTCATTTTTAAATTCGTAAAACTTACTCATTTGCATCACCTCCTTCACCTATTTTTTTCTCTGCATCAGTGTTTGGTGTGTAAAATTTCTTTTCTTTTGTATCATAGATAACATTTCCTAAAGACATAGCAATAACATCTAATCCTTCGATTGAATCATAATCCTCTAAATACCTTATTTCATTTAATGTTATCCATCCAGTTTCTTTTGCAATCTTATAGGCTTCAAATCTTTCCTTTAATGTACCTTTTAATGCTTCTTTTAAATCAAAAGCAAAATATCTAGTTTTCTTTTCTTTTTCAAGTAATAGATTTCTATTTAAAGCACATTCAAAGGCGGAAATTATTGGCTGAATTGCCTCTTTAAAAGTGTCACTATAATTGTCTTTTATATGAAAAATACCATCAATTTCTTTATTGAGGGTATTTTTACTTTCATTTAATTGCATTTCAACACTAGAATTAGATGCTTCCTTAAAATCAAGACCTTTATTCAGAACAACTACATTTGATTCCTTATTTGAATATAATCTTTTCCAAGCACTCTTTAATTCTTCTATTGCTTCCTTACTTAAGGGATTCTCTGATTTTAAAAAGCCTCTTTTGTTACCACCAGTTTGTAATGAAATCAATTGATATAACAATGTTTGATATGCTGTTTCAATTGCCTTTGAGACTTGTTGTATTACTCCAGTTCCTGAATAACCATTTTTAGTATTTCTTAACAGTTTTAAAAAATCATAATCTTGATACTCTTCTCCATTTACAGTAAAATGATAAGATTTAAATATTGGATCTTCATTATGATAAATTTCAATTTTGCTAGGTTCTACATAATTTAAAGACTTAACTGTATTACGCATTTTATTTATATATGCATATCCACCTTTATCAAGTAAATAATCTTCTACTATTGCTCTTTTAAATTGAACTCCGTCTAATGTATCTTTAGTATCATCATTCAAAAGATTTACTCTAGAATCTTCTATTTCTTTGACTTTTTTATCTTCTGTGATTTCATATAGCTTTATTGGAATCATTGCTATTGTTCCACATATAAAATCAACTGCTTTAAAAACTGCTGGCAAAGTCATAGCTTCATTTCTGCCTATTGTTTCTCCCTCAAGAAGTGCCTTTAACAAAATATCATCAACTGAATCAACGGTAATTTCATTTTTTTTCTTAAATATCTTTGGCCATTTCATTCTTTCTCCCTCCTTACAATACCTGGACTACAAATCCACTTTGATTGAATATTACATCTTGTTCTAATAGATAAATTGAATTGATTAACGCAACAACCATATCAACTTTACCATTAGATTTTTTCTTAGTAATATATCTATTCATATTAGTATCATAGCTACATCTTGCATTTTCAAAATTTATTTCTAATAATTTATTAGGTTCGTATTGGAATTCTCCATCTAATATCTTTTCATATAGTAATTTAGTAGGACTATGTAGTGTATCGCTGTGCTGCCTTATTTGAATACAGTTATATTTTGTATCCCATTTTTGAGCAGAGCTTAAGGCATTATATCTATCGTAACCAATAGCCATTATTCGAACATTGTATTTTTCTTCAATTTCAAATACAAAATCCTCTATAACGCCATAATCAACTACTTTATTACCACATGCTATACACTTCATTGCATTAATGAACTCTCTATAATCAATTCTTTCAAATTGATTTTTTTCTTCTATTCTTCCTTCTGGAATAAAAGCAATAACATCAGCAATAATATTATTGTTATCATCGACACTACTCATTGCTACAGCACAGTTATCATTTGTCATAGCTAAATCTACACCAATATAAACTTCTCTGTTGTTCCAATCAATTTTCGCAACTTTACATTTTTGTACTTCTGATACATCAATAAAACTTTCTGTCCCTAATCCTTGATAAATAATATTACAATGCTTTGTTAAGAAGTTTTCTCTCAATCCTTCTTGTGATATTGCTTTTGTTCTTCTTCTTATAAGATCTTGATATACAGCTTCTACTTCTATCGCTAATGGATTTGCTTGTAATATAACATCATCATTAGTGGACCAATCATCTTTTATTTCATCATCAGGTTCAAATAATAATGCGAATGTTGTTTCGTCATTATGTATTCCATCTAATACTTCTTTTTGATATTTTGTTTCTTCTTCGAATGGATTATTAGTTGTTGGATATTTCGTAGATATTACAAAGCCTAGTTTATTCTCAATTAATAATTGTCCTGATCTCATCGCCTCAACAGGATATGCTGTTGGTAAAGCTCCTACTTCATCAGCAATAAAAACAGATGGCTCTTTACCATCCATTCTTGATGTAGAATAATTAAGTGGTGTATATTTTGTAGATTTTTCCTTATATGTAATACTATCTCTAAGTATTTTAAATTCATCATCACCTAAAACGTCATAATTAATTCTAATTAATGGTTCTAATGCTTCTTTAATTTCCTTAGCAAGGCTCCCATCAGGTGCAACACTAAAGAATCTAGAAAAAGGTGGCTCAAGATAAAATAAAACTAAAAAAAGAAAGGCTACTATAAAAGTCTTTCCGTTCTTACGTGCTATTTCTAGAACAATGTTTTCATATCTTCTTTTCTTAGGATTATCTCTATATACAACACATAGACTTGCTATAACAAGTAACCATTGATATCCAGCAAGTGAATTATATATTGATTCTCCAGCCTTTATACCTTTGGCCATTTTTAACACTTTAGCAATTTTATTTATTTTTTTTAATCTCTTTTCATTTATGCAGTATTTAGGATCTTTATCATCACATATTTTTAAAAATATTTCGCATTGTTTTTTTACATACTTTGGAGCAGTAAATTTCTTTTGGTTCTTTTTATCTCTGTAATAAGGTTCCGGTACCTCTACCATATCATGAACTACTTCATATGCATAAATATAACTAGGATGATTCTTAATCATCATCATCACCTAATATTTCGTCTAATGTTTTCTTTTCAGGTGGTTTGTTTATATTTGCTATAGATAACTTAGCTCGTGATTGAGGCGATAAACACAACTCATTACAGCACCTAAAGAAATCTTTACTATACATATCTCTTGCAGATTTAAAAGCACCAGTTAATAACAAGTCAGAATCTTCATTTGCTTGTTTTTCTAATGTCTCTAATCGTTCAATAGAGATTGCTGTCTGATTAAGAACAAAAGTGTCGAGATTTCCAAGTATTTTACTTTCTTCTAAATTTTCTATTATAAATTTAAAAATTTGTTTTTGTCTTTTGTTCAGATGTCTGAGCGGTTTCAACTTATCTTTTTTACCTTTCAATTTTTCTTCAGATTCTTCTCTAGATTTTATTTCTTCTTTAGTTAAGTTTTTAGAAATAACTCCTATCGACTTTGCTGGTCTAGGCATATTTATCACCTCACTTTTTTCATTTAGGGAAAATTTTATGAAGATTTATGGCGGGTGGGTTTTGAACATAATTATTTTTTTAAATAGATAATGTAGGGGGGATTAGTTTTGATATGATAATAACAATTTATACAGTTTTTCCTTGATAAAATAAGAAATTATTCTATTACTTTTTCTTCTTTTTTTTAATTATCAAACAATCTTTGTTTAAAAAGTTTTTTAGTTCTTCGAATATATTTGCTATCGTTTCAATTATTGAATCAAAAATATCAATTATCGTATAAATTGTTTCAACAAAACAATCTTTTATTTGATTAATTTCTTCATCTGTTAACGTATTCATCTTATATCCTCTTCAACTATTCTTAATAGTTCTTTTTGTGGTATATCTCCACACTCTGCCATTTCGTGATGGTATCTACATAAGCTGATTAGATTATTATCTTCAAAAGCTTTAGTATCATCTTCTTCTAAGGGAATGATATGATGTACTTCTATATCTGTGCTATTGTATTGCTTTACAGTACCATATAAATTAAGCCTACATATTCTACACATGAAGTCGTCGCGTTCTCTTATATTCAAACTCTTCTGATGCCATCTATTTGTTTGTCTTACTGTATTTGCTGTAGTTTTTATTTTCTTTGTTGGTTTGTATGGACAAATATGATTATCAGGTACTATTCCACATCTACTACAAGTTTTTAACATTTCTTCATCTTATTTCCAAAATGTATTATTAGTATTGTTACACATATTATTATTGTTTTTAATACTGAATCGCTCATATTTACCACCTTCTTTTTTAGTTTCTTCTTTTTCTAATTCTTTATTGCATTTACTGTTTCTAGGACATTTCTTGCAACTCTGATTATATTTAAAACATAAATTTAATATATTTTTCTCCTTCATAATTTCACCTACAAAAAAAGAACCTATTACAGTTCTTAATATTTCATGGTCAGAGAAATAGGATTTGAACCTATAACCTCTACATTCCAAGTGTAGTGCACTACCAAATTGTGCTATTCTCTGATAGGATACACAATCGAAATTGTGATATCACTGAACGCATACTACAATGTCAGCTACCTAAGTAGGACAAAGTGTATGAAATAATGTGCTGTTCAATATCTAGAATTATTTATCACACATTATGCATTGTGCCTATTATAAGCACTGCACTAACTGATATAAAGGTTTATGATATATGCCTATATCACTTTGTAGTAGTCTCCAAGAGAATTGCAAGTATTAACAACTACACTATTGACTTGCTTTATTACCTATTTCCCCTAAACTTTTATATATCAATCAGTGCACTACCTATAAAAGATAGTGTTTGTAATATCAGCAACTATTACAAAATAATGAGAACAAAGAATTGATTAATATTGATAAATATATTTTCCAATTCTTCTTAGTGCCTATTATAAGCACCATCGAATGAATAATCACGATGTCCTTAAAGGTGTTCGAATTACATTATCCACTCAATGCTACCTATAAGATAGCATGAAAGGTCTCCTAAAGCAGCAAGAGACAGTATCAACTTAATGATACTACACTAATTATATATAACTATGTGAGTGTCCCTACCGTCGGGTTACATACACACCTTTTGTTATAATCTAGGGCTTATTTAATCCGCAGAACTCTATGAGCTAAGGGCATAATTATAACTGGCACTTGATCCTGCCTACAGGCTGTTTCTATATAATCAGTGTACTAGCATCAAGCTAGTACTAAAAGAATAAAAAGGGGTTGAGAGAAAGGTATGTTTCCCCTGCTTCTCTCATGATACCATTTTATATCAACTACTTTCCCATTTTTTCCCAAAGTTTAATTTTTTTTCAAATTTTTCTATTATTCTATATATTGAACTTTTACTTATACCATTATGCTTTGCTGATATTTTTGCGTTTGTCCATTTTTTTAATTTTTTTTCAATATATATTTGTTTTTCATAATCATTTGAATTTCTGAAAACGTTATATTTTCTGTCGGCTAGTTTTGATAGGTTGTCCAGTTTTCTTATTGCATCGTCTAAATCCATGCTCATTTGCGATAATTTTAATAAAACATCTTCTCTTGAATTCCCGCTTCCTCCTGTTGTTCTTTCTTTTGAATAGTCTGTTGCTTTTATTCCAGCTCTTATTTCTAATCTTTCTTTTTCATCGCTGAAGTATTGTATATCAGATTTTGTATTTTCTATTTCTTCTATTAATTCAAATAATTCCATTACAACCTCCACTTATTCTTTATCTTCTTTTCTCTAATCTTTTTTGTCCCTCTATTGTTTGTCTTTCTTGTTGTAGTTCTTTTATTTCTTTTTTTGCACTCTTTATTAATTGAGATTTTAAAAATATCAAAGTGTTTATTTCTTTAACTCTATCTTTACTCATACCTATTCTCCTTTAACTCCTACTACACTTATAACTCCAGTTCCTTCAGCTGTTGCTAAATTCTGATTGATTATATATTTTTGTACTTTTAATAGATCAAGTGAATTAACTTGTCCATCTCCATTAACATCATATGGATTTCTTTTATTAGCTTTTATTATATCTATTCCTACAATAATAAACATAGTTGTTAATATTACTGCACATATAGTACATATTGTAATTATTATATCTTCAAAATTCTTTATCATTTTTTCCTCCTTTTAATTTTTTTAATTTACTTAAATATCTTTCGTAAAGCCATATATTATGAAGTGTCCTCATAGGGTGGTAAAACGGAAATTTTAAACGTTTTTTGTATAATTTTATTCTTTCGTGCGTATATTTTTCAATTTCGTGAATAGTATTTTTTAATTGTTCTATTTCTTTATTTTTCTTTTTATTTTCATCATATACATATCTTAAGGCACCTATGAAATAAAATAATTGTTCTCCATCTTCGAATTCTTCTGTTGATTTAAGACATCTTTCTACTTCTTGTATTGAGTAAAAGTGTGTATTATGATTATTTTGTTTCATTTTCATCACTCTCCTAATTTCCACCACAATCACAAATAGAAAGATACATTCCTTTATATGTTGTTGCTATAGTAATACACCATTCATCAGAACCATCTTCATAACTACGATAAAAATCATTGATTACATAAAATTCTTTATTTCTAGGTAATTCAGAAACAATATAATCTTCTTCATAAGAACTTTTACCTTTAATTTGTTTTTTTAGACCATCAGTAATTTCTTTATATTTCCATTCGGGTATAACTGATATACTTATATCTGATTCACTTAACAAATTTTCAATCATTTTTCATCACTCTCATTTAATATATTTTTTAATTTTCTAGGGTCTGATAAATTATCCCAATCTATAATTGAAATTCCATTTTTAGTGTAAATTTCTGTATGTTTATCCACCCATTTATTTGCTTTCTCACATCTTGATTTGTAATCATAATATGGGCAAAAGCCACAAGTCTTGCCTATTTCTAATTTTGCTTTTAGTGTTTCATTTTCTTGTCGTAATCTTATGTTTTCATTCTGAGTATTAATATATTGACTATTTATACTAATTTTAACTAAGTCTAATGCATTATTATCTCTTAACTCTTTTATTGTATCATTTGCTTTTTGTAATTCTTGTTGTAGGTTTGTTATGTAATCTTTTATTTTATCCCATTTTTCATTTGGTATAATTCTATCATCAATGTAATCTAATATTTCTTTTATTTCTTCTGTCATTTATTTACCTCCAAAATATAACCACCATTTATAAACTCTTTCATTTATTTTTTGTTCTTTTAATGTAATTATTTTTTCGTTGTTTGCTTCATATAAATCAATTTCTTTTTCAATTAATTTGTCGCTTTTTAATTCAGGATATAATGTAGTTAATGTTATATAACTTGTATCAGTTTTTAAATCTTTAAAAGTTTTGTTTTCGTGTTCCATATATTGCTTTACTACTACTGCTATTTTATTTTCTATTTCATTATTTTGATTTGTATATAACTCTATTTTTTCATTTATTACTCTCATTTCAATTAATTTGATTAATAAATAGACTAATACTCCTAACTTTATTACAAACCCTCCTAATGGTATAAATGCTAGATCGTCATCTTCAACTACAAATAAAATATAACAAAATATTAAAATTGATATTATTAATAAAACTATTATCATTTATTTCATCTCCTCTACACTTAATATTTTTAATACATAATATAATTTGATAGGTTCTGCTCCCCATTCTTCCTTGCCTTCTAAACCTTTATACAAAGATATATGGCATTTAATAGATGGACTATCTTTTTTATAACCATTTTTAAAAATGACATCAAAACAAGTGTTGTTGTTTCTTTTCCATTCGTTAAAAAATCTACTATCATAATATGGTTTAATTTCTCTATATTCTTCTTTTTTTTCTCCTGAAAGAATCATATCAAACCATTTCTTTTTAATTGGTAATGTTAGCATTATTTCACCTCTTTTTTTAATTCTTGGATATAATAAAGAATATCTTCTAAATCTCTTTCATCAATAAAATAATCTTTATCAATCTTAAAACTTGTTAGTTTTTGTTTTATATATTCTTCCAACTCGTCTAATACAGTCTTTTTTTGTTTAAACCATGCTTTTTCTATTGCTTCAAAATTAACGTTCATTTGAATCACATCTTTCTGCTTCCTTGCATTCTTTTTTTAATCTATTAATAAAATTTTTGTATCTTCCCCAAGTATATTTTTTAGTGCATAAATTATATTGCTTTTTTAATTCTGATACTCGTTTATTTCCTAAAATAATCTTTGCGTATTCTTCCCAACTCATTCAATTCACCTTTTCTACTAAATCGGCTTTTATTAGATCATTGATTATATATTCAAAACCTTCTCCTTCTAGTTCTGACATACCTATTGGAGTGCATAAATAAATTACTTTTGGAATAACACCAATATTTATAGAATTTATTCCACTTGCAATATATACAAAGCATTGTTTCTTTATAGCATCATTTTTATCTACTAAACGAGTATATCCGTTTATTTCTTGATTATATACAAATTCAAACTTTTCTAATTCTTTTAAATCAATATTATCTTTTATTTTAAGCATCGAAATAACCCTCCTTATTCAATTTTCTTACTTGCTTTACAAATGCAATATCACTTTTACATTGTCCTGTTTTTCTATTGTAATTATTTACTATTTCATCAATTATATCAATTTGATTTATCCATTTAAGCTTATACATATTTATTAATTCTTTAATAATTGAATTATCCCAAAAATTTATATCTTGTCTACCATCAAATTTTCTTTTGCTAGTTAAATCTTTTATTTTTAACATATTTACCCCTCCAACAATTCCTTATTTTCATAAATATTGCCTATTACTTCAAATTCATCCCATTCATCACATTCAACTAACTCTTGATATTTTTTAAAATAAACATCATTTGTATATAAACCAAAACCTATTATTGAATTAACATTATGTTCTTGATTATATATGCATATACATACTTTTTCTTCACCATATAACCATGCTGGTGTTCTTAAAATATCTCCCTCAAATATTTTCTTACCGTTTTTATCGGTTAAGCCTGTGTATTGCCCTATTGTTTTAGGGTCAACAATGCGTTCGTCTGCGTGTTTATTTCTTATGTAATATCTTTCATCAGCAGAAAATAGTGATTCTACTTTATAAGGTGTACCATACACCCATATATCCCCCTTAACACTTCCTGTAAGTCCTCTAAATTCTATATCTCTATTCATAATTTATTTACACCTGACTTTCTAATTTATTTTTAAATATGGTTGTTTAAAATTTTCATCATACCAATATTGTTTTATATAATTTCTTGTTTGTTTATCAAAAGAACCTAACCATCTATTTTTCCATTCTTTTAAAAATACATATCCAAAGAACTCTTCTCTTATACCTTGTATACTCGTCCCATTAGTGCATATTTTAGTATCATTGCAAACAAGATATTCTCTATGGTTTTCTTTATCTATAATATAATCTAATTCTATACCGAGTAAGGTTGCTATGCTATTTAATTCATTAATTACTTCTAATTCTTTCATAATCTAATTCACTTCACTTTCTAAATTATATTGCATTCTTTCAAATTGTTCTTTTGTTACTATTGATTTAATATCTTCATTTTCAGTTATATTTGGTTGAAAATAATTACTACCACTTGTTAAACAAATTATAAAATATGTATCTTCTCCATCAAATACACCTCTAACCTCTTCTACATAATAACCATTAACATAGTCTCCAACTTCTATTAAATCTATTATGTTTGGGCTTGATTTGATAATATATTCTTTGTCATAATAACCCCTATCTGTAAAAATAAAATCATCAGAAAGTATTTCTTTTATTTTACATATTTGTTGAATATTTAATCTTTCGACATTAGTTCTTACATAATCTCCTACCTTCATATTATCTTCCTTTCTTATATTTAATTATTTCGTAGTTTTGTGGTTTTCTAAATGAGTTTAATATATCTCTTGCTGTTATTTTACTTGCAATCTTTTTAGCTTCTTTAATATCGAATACACAATGTATCCAATCCTTTTCTATCTTTGATTTATAAAACATCTTATTTTTTGTGTTCTGTATCACATACATAACCGTACCTCTTTAATCCTTCTTTGATTTTTATTAATACCTTTTTTCTTACTCTGCAAACATTTGCTTGAGACATTCCTGTTAGTTCAGCTAATTGGCATTGAGTTAACACTAATTTGTTATTTAATCCATATGAGTACTCTAATATAAACTTTTCATTTTGGCTTAAAGTGGATATAACTTTATATAACTTTTCTATTTGATCAGATATAATTATTTCTTTTTCTATATTTACGTTACCTGGTATTTTATCTCTCAAAAATATATCTTCACCATTGGATGATTGATATACGACTTCATCTAAAGAAAGAGCATTATTTACTAAATTTCTTTTTTTATGAAATCTTAAATAACAAAGCAATTCATTTTTTATACATGTACTAGCAAATGTAGTGAATTTAATTTTTTTTGTTTCATCATAACCCTTTGCTGCCTTTATTAATCCGATTATTGCTATATCGTAATACTCGTCTAATTGGTTATATAAATTCATTTTTTTTAATACGTGATAAATTAAATTATGATTTTCTATTATTAATTGATCTTGCATAATATATCTCTCTCCCACTTCTTTAAAAATCTTTTTTGTTCTGGTGTTGTATCCATATTATTTTTGGTTCTTTGCTGTACTACTTTGTTTTTTCTTACCTCTACAGTAACTAATGATTTTTCTCTTTCATTTACTAATCTCATGAAGTAAATATCACATTTACCTTTTGCTACACTATCGGCATAAGTTTTAACACAATTGTTTTGTTGCGCTGATTCGTTAATCATTTCTTCTATTGATCTTGTTGGATATATAACGAATTTTTTGTTTTCATAAGTATTTTGCTTTATTTTGTTATATCGTGCTTTAATTTGTTTTCTTGTTTGTTTATCTTTATTTATTTTTACAAGATTTTGTAGTTCATCATGTTTTGCTCTTAAATTTTTAGGGTATAATATTGACTTATCTTTTATGTCGTATCTTAGTTCTTTACAAAATTTTATATAATCCAAATATAACCAAGTTTCCTTTAATTTATAATTGTATAATTCATAAGGTTTACAATATTCTAATAATTTTTTTAAATCATATAATCCGTTCAAATATTGTATGAGCTTATAATCTTTTATTTTTACTAACTTTAATGTTTCTAATTCTTCATATGTAATATTATTTTTTTGCATAAATTCTAAATAACTTTTATCTACACCAAATATATCTTCAAATTTTCCTTTTGTTTTTAATTTTGTATAATCCAATATTAGGTTATACAACTTTGCTTTAGTTAAAAGTTCGATTCTATAATCATTATTGTTTATACCAATAAGTAATTTGTCTAATCTAACTTCAGCATTATCCAATATATCTTTAGGATTATAGTATTTGTGTTTTATCGTTCCTTCGTCTGTAAAACATTTACCGTATAATGATAAACTTTCAGGTTTCCAATACTTTGTTTTTTCTTGATAACTTATATAGAAATATCCACTTGTATTTCTTCTCATATTGTTTATAATAAAACCTTCATTTAAATAACCAGGAGCTGTTTGCCTACCGTATTCTGTAACGATATGACACATTTCTTTTTTATAATCCATATAATTAAATATTTCATAATTTCTTACTATGTATTTATCGTTTTTATATGGTATTAAGTACATTACATAGTCTTTATTAGAGTAATTAGTTGTCCTTTTAAGTAATAATTTTTGATTACATTTTGGACAAACATCATATTCATTTATTTTTAATTTTGTATTAAATTTATGTTTGCATTTAGTACATAAACATTCTTTTTTATTCATTAAACCAACATATATTTTTTGGTCCTCTATAAATTGTTTAAATTCTTTTGTATCGTTCCATTGTTCTACATAGTTGTTTATATTTTCTATTTGTTCTCTTACTGCTTTAGTTATATACATTTTAAAATAAACTCAATTGCCCTTCGGCAACCCATTCTTTCTTTTGAACTTTCTTTATTGGTTTAACTTCTTTTACTTCTTCTGCTTCTTCTGGTTCTTCTTTTATATCTAAATCTTTATTATTTTCGTCCCAGTAATGAATAGCCCATCCGTAAACTACTTCGTCTTCTATCATAGCCATTCCATTTTTTGCTTGTTTTTTAGCTTGTCCTTTTATAAAATCTACCATGCTTTTTAATGATTTAGATTCATTTAGGTATTTATCGTTCATATCCTCTCTGGATAATAAATACTCTACTACTTTTAAAAGTGCTGGATCTTTTATCTCACTTGCTAATGCTTTAATTCTTTCTATACCTTCCATATAATCCTCCTACTTTATGTTTAATTTTACTTTGCCATATTTGTTATTCATTTGTCTAATTTTTTGTTTTAATAATTCCTCTGGGATAGCTCCTACTTGTGCAAGTACTTTCAAATAATTCTCACATTCGAAATGTAGTTTATCTATACTTTCTTGTTGCTCATTAATTTCCTTTTGCATAATTAGCATTATTGAAAATGCTGATGCTGCTATTAATAATATAAATATTGCTATACCTTTCATATTTATTCTCCTTTGCTTTCTAAATTGAAATCTTCATATTGATTATTTATTGGTTTGCCATAATCATAATAACTATCTTTATTTTCATCATATTCAAAAACTTGTATTTCAGGTTTACATTGATAAGCTGAAACTTTATTATTTTCATCACAAAATTTTATTATTGTTTTTAATTCTTCGTCAGTTAATTCTAATATAAATTCAGTATGGTCATCACAACCTAAATTTGCTATTAAATATTTTTTCATCTCTTATTCATCTCCTTTACTTTTAAGATAATCTATAACTTGATTTAATGTTTCTACTATCATTTTGCTATGTTTAGTTAAATAACATTTTGTTCCATTTTGATTTACTATATAAAAATTATTATATGTTTGACCATTTTGCTCTATTTTTAATTTTTCAGGTATTTTATTTTCTTCTTCTAGGATTTCTACTTCATCGTTTAAAATATTAAAATTATAACCATTCCAAATATTTCCACCACCTTTTTTAGTTTGATATTGATTAAAATCTTTATTAAATTCCCAAAGGTTGCCATCATATTTTATCTTCTTTGGTGCTTGACCATCTTTTATTAATCCTAGTAATTCATAAACTGTTATTCCTATTGCTTTCATATTTAATACTTTATCCTTTCTAATTTTTCTCTTTTTTCTCTGTTTGATGTCATTGTGTATATTGCTGTTGTATTAATATCGTTGTGTCCTAAAATATCTCTTAATTCGTCTAAATCAATACCGTTTTCTTTGCATTTCTTTGCGAATAAATGTCGCCATGCATGAGGATGTATTTTGTTTGGATTTATTTTTGCTTTTTTAGCTATTTTCTTTAATCTTCGCCATATTGTTGAATTGTTAAGCATTTGTCCATCCTTAACCGGACTTTTGAATATATAACCGGACTTGATTTTATTTTCTTTACAATAGGCTTTTAATTCTCTTTTTAATTCATTTGTTAGAATTAATGTTCTTTCTTTTCCTTTGTTGTACACTCTTTTAATGTAATTACTTTCTAAACTTTCTACTGTATAGAACTTTAATTCGTCTACTCTAGCTCCACAATGAGCGAATATTTTCATTATCAGATACATATCCATCATTCCCATTGATTTTGCCCATCTAAGCATTCTTTTATGTTCTTGTTCCCAGATAGGATCATCAATCGAAGATTTTTCTTGTTTCTTGTATTTTTTTAAAATACACTCATCATGTCCTAGATATCTCATGAATTTATTAATAACAACAACATACTTATTTTTTGAACTTACTGAATAACCTTTGCTATCCAGGTAATCTTTAAAATCTAACATCAATTGCTTGTTTAAAATAAAATCTTCTGGTAAGAAGTCTATTAGTTTTTTTACATCGTTTCTATAATCGACAATAGTTCTTTTAGACTTTTCATCCAATCGTTCATCGTTTATAAAATCATTTGCTTTTTCTTTTATTTCTTCTTTAGTCATATTAGCCTCCTTACCCTTTTTATTCTCTATAATCTCTGCAAGATAACCCCAACATTATATTGCACTTACTAAATTGTTATTTTGATTAATAATCATAAGGTTTAATTCAATTTTTTTTATTCAGATACTTTTTAAGATTTTTGATACTCGTTTTTCCATTTTTGGAGTAATTTTTTTCTTAATGTATAAGTATCATCGTCCATATTAGTTCTGATTATTTCCATAAATGATAATTTAGTTACGTCGTCTAGTTCATGTTTATATATTTCAGTATCTCTAATTAAAGAATACATACATAATTCTAATAATCTATTGTATTGTTTCCTTAAATTGTCTACATTATGTTCTAAATCTCTAAAACTCATCATTTTGCCTCCTTACATTTATTAATTTTGTATTCTAATACATGTGTCATTCTTAACATTTGATTAGCTCTATGCTTGATGTTATTTATTGTTTCTTGCATTTCTTCTTCTGTTTCGCAAATATAGAATCCTCCACTTATTCCTGAAATACTTCCTACTATTTCTGTGAATCTTTTATCTTCTCTGATGTTTTGAATAACTTGTCTCATAGATTTATCGCTTCTAATTTCAAACAAACTTCTTAGATCTTGATTTTTTATTAAGTTATCTTTGCCACGATTATGTAAACAAAGATATGCATATACTAATTCTTCAATCATAATAATTCCCCTTTCTAATTGATTGATATTGGCATTCCCGCTTTACTGTATACATAATTTTGTAATCTTTGAAATTCTTCTTTTTCAGATTGTGTTTTTTCTTCTTTGCTCATCAAAACTTCACAAAGCTTTTCAATCCATTGATCATATATTTTTTTAAAATCGTCTTCTGGCATTTTTAATAATTTTTCTTCATTAAATGTCTTAAACATTTTGCTATGAAGTTTCATATACTCAATCGAATTATGTCGTTCTATATGTGCTTCATAATCTTTGAGTGATAATACTTTTTTGCAATTAGGACATAATACTTTATAATTATTTTGATTGCCTTTTTCTGATGATTTTATTAAGTATTTTGTTATGAAATGAATCTTTGGTATTTGAGAGCCTAAATCACCTTTTAAATGTTCTTCAAATTTTTTATAAACATCTTCTTTATCATAATCTTTTAATCTCTCATACCACTCGTTTAATACATATCCTTCTTGTGAAAATGATTGATAGTTTGCTTTTATCTTTTCAAGAAATGTTACTACTTCTTGTTTAGTCATTTTTCATAAACTCTCTTTTAGTTTCTTCCCATTGCTGATTGTTGTAGCTGCTTGAGTTTTGTTTTTCATTCCTTAATCTATCAAAAACAATTCCTTGATAATTATTAGCAATACTATAATCGATGACATCAATCATTTTATCTGTTCCATATTCTTGGACTGTATTATCAATTCTTTTTAATAATGACTTTAATCCTATTTCTGTATATGGTTTATCTTTTCTTTGTTTTTTATAATTTAACCATTCTTCTATCTTAGATATTAATAAATTATTATTATTTATAAATATAAAATTAGAAATATAAAACTTAAAACTTAAAATACTTGTTTTGTTTTCTTTTGGTTCTTCATTTGGTTTTATTTCGGTTTCTTCTCGGTTGTTGTTCGGTTGTTGTTCGGTTGTTGTTCGGTTTCTTCTTTTTGAATTACTTTTTGATACATTTAATTGATTCTTTAAAGTATTAAAGATAGCTTGATTATGACCTTTTAAATTAGGTTCAATATCCTTAAACATATAATCATTAATTGCTACTAATAATGCTGATTTATCCTTTAAAGGTAAAGTATCTATTAAATTAAAGTAATCAAAATACATAGTAAAACTATTAACACTATTCATACTTTCCCCTTTCTAATTTGACATTTGTTATTTTTTTTGCTATAATTAAGAAGATTAATTTAATTAATCAATAAAATATTCTGTGTTGAACCCCCATTAATTGTTCGACACTTTTTTTATTGTCATTTTTCATATAATCTCCTACATATGATCCATACAGTAATTTACTGAATAACCTTTACTTGTACATGTTTGTACAAATTCTTTATTTTGTTTAGCAATTAATAAGATACATACACTTGTAATTGCAACAATGAATGCTATTACAAAATATCCTAAGATTGTATCTTTTTTTTGAGCTTTTTCATATTTTTTCATATATTCACGATAAGCTCTTTCGTGATTTTCATTAATTACTTCTTGCATACTTTTTTGATTTCTCATATTTTTTCTCCTTTTATTCTTTTATCAAAATATTCTTTATTAATTCTTCCTTCAAATATTAAAGGTTTATTTTCTTTATTACTAAACTTTTCTTTTAGTTCAGTATTTAGTTTTCTTATAATGTCGTAACTTTTGTTTTTGCTATAACCTGTTATTTCTGCTACATCTTTAGCTGAATAAAATAATTTTTCCATATTTTCTCCTTTCAATGATTGGCTTTTAATTATTCACATTTTGTGGAATTTTATTGTATAAAAAAAGCATTTATACTACATTGTAATATTTGTGATAAATTATAAAGTGTTGTTGCTCTAATAACTCTTGCATCTTTTTCATACGAAATATATGTTTCTCTTGTAACTCCTAGCAATTTAGCAACATCTTCTTGACTTAAATTAGCCCTATTTCTTTCTGCTCTTATATTATTTGCAATTGTTATTCCGTCTAAATTATGCTGTTTCACTTTCTTATCCCTCCTAACTTAATACCATTATAACTCCACATTTTGTGAATGTCAATATCTTTTTCACATTTTGTGGAATTTTTTTCTTGAAATGTGAAAACAATAATGATATACTTATATACAGAAGGGGTGAGAAAATGAATGACAATAAAATTTTCTTAGCATCTAATTTAAAACATCTTAGAATATTAAATAAAAAAACTCAAGAAGAAGTTGGGGAAATATGCAATAAAACAAATACAGCTGTAAGTAATTGGGAAAAAGGTATTAGAGAACCAGATGCAGTTGATTTATTTACTTTATCCAATTATTTCAATATTTCTATAGATGATTTAATGGCTAAGGATCTTAGATTTGACAATGCTGAAATTATTGATATATCATCAGATACTATCCAAATACCCGTTTTAGGCACAATTAAGGCTGGTATAGCCATAGAAGCTCAAGAAGATATTATAGAATATGTTGATATACCTAAGGAATGGACAAAAGGAAATAAACAATATTATGGATTACAAATTAGTGGTGATTCAATGTTTCCTAAATACCAGGAAAAAGATATTGTTATATTTTTACAAACTAATGACTATGAAAGTGCAAATAAAAAAGACTGTGCTGTCATGGTTAATGGTTTTGATGCAACATTTAAAAATATTACTATTACTGATGGAGGAATTACATTAGTGCCTTTAAATATAAATAATAGTGATAATTATCAACCTACTTTTTACAGTAAAGAACAAATAGAACAATTACCAGTTAAAATAATTGGTATTGCTGTAGAAAAAAGAACAAGATTATAATTTAATTAAAAATATGCTAGTACAGGTATTTTTAATATAGATGTTAGATTGGAGGTGTGTTATGAGTACCGATTTTATTATATGCCTGTTGGGTGGATGGTGTGGATTGCATTGTTTTGTAAAAGGTAATTGGAAAAAAGGAATATTATATCTATTCACATTTGGGCTATTTGGAATAGGATGGATTGTAGATGTAATATCTATATATAATAAAGATAAAGAAGCAAAAAAACAAAATGCTATTGCACAAGATAAAATGAAAAGAAAATTGAGAGAAAAAAACAACCTTATTTTTCATGAAAAAATTAAAGCTGTTGAAACTGTTCATCCAAATAGGCAAAGACTTTTAAAAGATATTTACTTTATATCAGAACATGGTGAGTCCCCATGTTTAATAACTGAATTCAATAATAATTCACTTGATATATTTTATATACCGATTGATAGTGATAAATTTAAACCAATTGGAAAAATATATGAATATTCAAATGAATTAACAAGATATGATAATAGCATAGATCATGAAGTAAAAATTGATTATAATGTTTGCAAAGAAAATGATGTATATGTATTGTACATTGATGTTAAAGTTTATAATTAAAAAAACTCCTACCCCGCCAGGTAGAAGTAAAGTATGCAAAATTTTAATTCAAGACGCCAATCATTGAAATTCTTTTTTTGCACGTTTTTATTATAACAAATTTAAGAAAACAAATCAATAACAGGAGGTTTAAAATATGAATTTAAAAATCTATGAAAAGACCAAATATAATAACATCTATAAGCACAAAGAAAATGGCACATACGCAGTTGATTTGAGTTTAGGGTATGATGCTAGTGGTAAAAGAATTAGAACCACTAAAACAGGTATATTAAGCGAAAAAGAGGCAAAAAAAGTTTTATCTGACGAAGAACTTAAAAGAACCACTAAAAATAATATTATTAATATATCATTATTTGAAGATTGTATAAACGAATACTATGATTGGTGTCTTTTAAGTAAAACCGTAAAAAAAGAAACATTAAAGAAGAAAAAATGCAGATTTGATAATCATATACTACCCTATTTCGAAAAAATGAAATTAGAAAAAATAGGAGAAAATGAAATATTAAATTGGCATGTTTATTTAGATAAGAAAGAATTAACTAATGAAACAAAGAAAACTTTACATAAACAATTATCTGCATATTTTAATTGGTTATTAATACATAAAAGAGTTATTAGTTTTAATCCATGTTTAGCTGTTAAAAATTACAGTGTACAAAAGAAAAACATAGAATATAGGACTAAGGAAGATATAGAACAATTATTATCTACAATAATGAATGATACAAAAAAAAGTGAGGAAGTAAAATTAAGGATATATGCGATTGCTTCTACTCTTTTCTACTCTGGGTTCAGAATTGGTGAATTATTAGGATTAAAAATTAAGGACTTTGATTTTGATATTATTAACAATGATCATATCCCTGATGATATAAGCGTAATAAAAATAAATCTAGCAAGGACAGTTTATTACTCGTCTACAGGCTATATAATCGGTGATGGTAAAACGGAAGATTCACTTGGAACTTTTTATATTGGCGTTAAAGTTTTTAACGCTATATTCGACTATATTAAGTATATGAAGAAAATAGGATATATTTTAGAAGAAGATGATTTTATTTTCATGAATCCAAATTCGGACAAAGAGATTAAAGTATACTCTCTTGAATGTTTAAGAACACATATTAATTACTTTATTAATCAATCAGGTATACCTCATACAAAGTTTAAAGACTTCAGAAGTTCGCATGGAACATTCTTATTAAGTGAAGGATGTTCGATTGAAGAAGTTCAGCACAGGTTAAGACATACTAAAAAGGATACTACTGAAAAATACTATGCTACATTCTATGAAAAAAATAAAATAGAACTTGCAAGTTCTATTGATAAATACCTTTAATTTAGTGTTTGGGAGTTTTTTGGGAGTTTTTTAAAAATAAATATAGAAAAAGCCTTTATTTTTAAAGGCTTTTTAATTTCAAATGGTGTCCCAGAAGGGATTCGAACCCCTGACCGCTGCCTTAGAAGGGCATTGCTCTATCCAGCTGAGCTACTGAGACAGTCTGTTCCAAAAGAACAAACTAATTATACAATAAAATATTGATTTATT